AGTATTAGCTGAGTATTGCAGTTGTAGTTTAGGAAAAACCTGTGTTAGTGCATCTAAGGAATATCCAGTACCACCATTTTCTAATTCAAAAGTGACACGACCTAGTTGCCTGGTTGTAGATACTACTTTTGCTTTACCACCAAATCCTTTACCTTCTACATTTAAAATATCACCTATTTCAAAATTAGCACCACCATCAATTATACCTATTGCAGATAATGAACCTACGGTAGATGGTATATTAATTCCAATAATATTATTATTTGTACCGGAGAAAAGTGATTCGCCAAAATCAAAAGATCCCTGCACGCTTGATATCTCGAGTATATCAACTACTTTTCTATTAGAAATACGCTGTGAGTAATTTTCAACAATACCAGTAGCACCACTATTAACGCCGGTTATTTTTTTGCCGATATAGTCTTGAATGTTGTTTGCAGTGCTAGTTATTTCAAGAAATTTACCCTCTACCCACTCACCGTCAGATACTCTTAATATATCATCCCCTGGAATATAGATAGAAACATCTTTATTGTACAATGCTCTAAATAGTATCTCATAGCTACGTTCAGATCCTTTTGATTTGTAGAGATCTTGAATGTTTTTTAATAAGAGTCTCTTATCAGCTTCTGTCTCTAACTTTAAACCTACGGCGTATTTGTTTTTAAAATGTACAATATACTCATCTAGTGTAGAGTCGATATCTCTGTATTCAAATAATCTTCTAGTTTTAAACAGAGTATTATCTTGCTGTTCCATCCATTCAAAATATGACTTTACAAATTCAATTAATACAGGTCCGTCTTCCCGGTATATTGCCGGAAATTGTGACTCAATAAATTGAGATATATTCTTTTCTATAAACTTCATTATTCTTTAACAGCTGTAGATGAAATATTGTTTAAAGCTACGTCTATTCTTATTACTGTGTTTCTATTAGAAGTAATATCTTGATTTCTAGGGGTAGCAGTAAACGTGATGCCGTCGCCGCTATAGTCAGCTATTACCACTGTAGCAATGTTAACTATACCATTTTCATAGTCTACAGTTCCAGCGTCTGTCTTTAAGATGTTTCTACCTGCACTAGTATTTTCAAAAATAAATAATTTACCAGCACCATCTTCACCAAAATATGATTCTCTAGAGTTGTAAGTAAAGCTTGACGAATAAAGTGTAAACTCGTTACTTAACGGTCTAGATACATTATAATCATCTCTTTTTATAGCATTATTAAAATCTATAGTAGTAGCATAATTCTCATTTAATAATGGTATAATAGTCTTGGCCATTATCACAATAGTCTCGTTACTTAAAATACTAGCATGAGTGTTATTGATATCACTAACTAACTTAGAGTATCTAAACGTCTTCTTAAAGTCGATAAGGTACGTATTATTAAAGTTATTGATAGTATTAGCAACAAGACTACTAACTTGACTGTCAGTTAGTGTAGTTAGGTTACTATTATATCTAACGTTTGTAGTTACGCCTAGATCTAGATATTCTGGAGTTTCTAGTTGAGGGTTAATAGCTAGAGGAGATCGCGTTTTTACAAAACTTAGTAATCTATCAGCTGTAGTTTGAGTGATATTATCTCCGGATTGTGTTACGCAAGATAGTATTACTCTACCATATTGTGGGTTTTGAATTAACTCTTCGCCACCATACACACTTATTGATTTAATTTCAGGAAAATTAGCAAGAATTAACGCTCTATAATCTTCTTTAGTTACTAATCTATCTTGAGTTTGAAAGAATCTAGTAGCATTAAATTTTATTGAGGATAAACTCTCATTCTCAGCACCACCTGCAGCTGCAGATACTGTAGAAGCAGTGACGGAATACCCGTCAATATTAGTTTGAGGAGAAAAAGAACTTGCTCCGTTAACAGCAGCACCCAACGAGACTCTATACTTAACAGCAATCATATTACCGTGAGCAGGTTTCTTGCTTATTACATTATCACCAAACTGAATTTCATACTTACTACTTTCAGCAGGCTGAATATAAAACACAGTAGAGTTAGCGTTAAGGCCGAATACGCTAGATGTAAACGTATATTCTGTGTTAGTAGAGGAGCTAGCTGTAGGATGTACAAATACTTCTATACTATCAGTATCCACACTTGGGTTTGATAATAAAAATCTTTGATTTTCGATACTAGTATTAACAACAAACTTCTCTGTAAGCAAAACACCTTCGTAAATATCAATATTTCTAACAAATTGATTATTTGCATTTCTATTGATTACGTAAGGTTCAGCAGTGGAGAAGGTATAAGTGCCGTTCGAAGTAGTAGCTGTAAATTTATAATACTGTGGTACAGTAATAGAATATACTGAATTGTTTGTTACGTTGACATTAACTCTAACAGTAGCAGCTGCTGATGTATAGGATCTAGGTAAATAGTTTAGTTCCTTGGCGTGAGATATAACTGAATCGCGTAACGTAGCAGTATCAAGAAACATCTCATTACCTATCATATTAAGATAGAATGCATTCTGATACGTATTAAATGCTAGTATGTCTAGCAGCACAGAAATGTTAGATCCTTCAAAATCATAGTCAGCAAATCTGCTTTGACCTTGCAGGTATGTCTTGAGATTTTCTCTCAGAGAAGAGAAATCTAATTGATTAACTGGTAGAAAATCTGACATTACCTTATCCTATCTAACGTAACTTGCATGGTAATAGGCTGTTCTCTATTTATTACGGAAAAAACAATAGTAACGTCGACAGCATTATTGTCTTCGTATGGTGTACAGATTACATCTATTAGATTAGCTCTAGGCTCATAATTACTAATAACGTCGTTAATACTTTTTTGTAATAGTTCAATAGTAATCGGAGTAAGTGGTTCGAAGAGAAGCTTTCTTATATTTGAACCGATATCGGGTTTAAACGGCCGCTCATAAAAATCAGTCTGTAATAGATTCAGTATAGATCTACGAACTGCTGATTCGTTTGTAATTCGACCTACGTCATTAGAAATAGGATTGATATTAAGGTTAATATCAAAGTCGGAATATATGACGTTAGACTGAATAGTACTGGACATTTTTTTCTCGGTTTATTTTCTATTTATTTCTATTATCTGGGTAAAGTAATAGGTGCAGAACTTACATCTGTAGGAGGAGAAAGAGGTAAGCTACTCGGTATCTGGCCATCCGTGTTAAGAGGAATAGGTGCAGTAGGTACTGAGTTAAACGTTGAACTAATCGTCTGATTAATATTTTTTGTGACGTCAGATATTACATTGGAGTTAGCTATACCTTTAAGCCCTGTATTAATCTCATTAGATAAATCTGCAAAAGCAGAATCGATATCGTTCATAACTGAGTTTAACTGCGAGTTTACTGAATCGGTAAGCTTATTAATAAGCTCATTTGTATCGCCTAAAAACGATTGTAATTGAGAAGCAGTACCAGCCGGTAATATAGAATTAGCTGAGGGTAATAGATCTTGCGTGGCGCTAGCTAGTTCTTGTTGAGCCCTATCAAGCAGTAAACCTATACCGGAAGTAACTGTTGTAATACCTTCTGTAATACCTGTATCAATAGCTTCTAGAAACTTACTAATTCCTCCTTCTACTTGATTAATATTTTTAGCAACTACGTTTGCAGCTTGGGTTATACTGCCACCAAATGATTCTTGTATTTTTAGTAGTTCTTTAACATCATCGTCAGAAGGAGAGTACCCTAGAACTTGAGTCATGTTTGATCTTAAAGTCTCGTTTCTACCAGACATAGCTGAGCTGAGACTTCTCTGAATAGAATCAGGATCTCCATTTACTGGAAATGAAGATGGGTCTGTAGCACTATTTACCAATCTTTGAGTATTAAGTAAAGATTGTAGCTGGTTGGTTTGATTTTCGTTTAGAGAGCCTAATCTGTTTAGCATCTCTCCCATTCTACGCTCACGGTCTTGAGCACCTGCTAATTCTACGAACATTTTATGCCGTCTGTATTGCTGAAACGCGTTGATGATTCATCATTGTAAAATATTGTCTTCTATTTCCTTGAGGCTTATAAGATATATGAATCCATGGTCTTCCTGATCCTGTGGTTTGATATTCAAGTAGTAGTTGATCAAAACTTATCACTTCAATTAACTCTTGCGCTCTGGTAGCATAATCGTTATTACTTAATGAAGGAAATTGAATATCCACAGCTTGACCTAATCCATGTTGGCTCACGCCTGATCCACCTCTAGCTTGTGCTTCTGGTCTAAATCCAGATGTAATTATGAACGAACCTCTTCCGTATTTTTCTACGATGCGGTCCAAAACATTTAAGCTTAAATGCTGCAGGTTGGTTACTATCTGACCTGCTGTTAGACCAGCTTGTGATCTTACCATATGACCAAATACTGCATTAGTAGATACATCTCTAAGCTTAATGTATTTTGTTAGCTGTTCTTGTCCGGTAAATCTTGTTTCGCTAGAATAATCATTATCTGAACCAGTAGGGGATAAAGTAGGTAACGGAGAAAGACCGGATGGTGCGATAAACTGCTGTGAGCTGTTAGTATAAGGAGCTGAAGAGTTATAACCAGGGTAGAGAGGTACACTAGATCTATTACCATCGTCATTCTCAATACCTGCACGTACAACTCTATTAGATACTTGAGGTAGAGCAGGTCTAGGAGTTCTATCTGGATTAGATCTATCAGCAGGTATTACAAAGCCTGTTAGTGTAGGATCAACTGCTACTGCACCAGAAGCTGCTGTAGCACTATCTGGGGATGCAGGTCCAGAAGTAGATACGGGGTAGAAATTACCGCCTTGTGTTTCTTTTGCAGTAGTAGTAGCTTTCAAAGAACCTGCATTAATATTAACAGTTCCACCGTTACCTAATACAACATCACTAGAATTTAAAGATATTTTACCAGAAGCTTGCTGTACTATTTTACCACTTGAAGTGTTATTAATATCCACAGCGCTTAGAAATGAGTTTTCACTAGCTGTTACATTATGATTTTTAGTTGTAAGTTTAAAGTTATCTGCTACTGTTGTGTCGATATTATCAGCTTGTGTATTAATACCGCTAGACTTAACTTTCATTTCACCGACATTAGTATGATTATACTTTACAGTCTCTAATACAAAATCGTCAGCTCTAACTTTAAAAGTTTCTTTAACGTTAAGATTGAAGTTACCTGATGTAGTTAAGTTAATATCGTTCTTTACTACTGCATCTAACTTACCTTCTACTTGAAGATTGCAGTCGCTCATAACCATAATATTACATTTACCAGACACAGTGATATTAGCTTCACCACCAATAAAGATATAACCATTACGCTCTATAATATAAAAATTATCACCTACGATTTTCCGTACTTCAGTTCCATTAATATCTGTCTCAGTATATGTGCCCGAAGGGTGATAGCGATGGTAACGCATGTTATTGGGAGTGTCGTCAAACTCTTGAACTAAACCATTAGGGGTTTGATATACGTTATTATGCGGATAGTTTGCAGCGTAGGGTGATAGTGGTTCATCCCAAGTGTCAATAGAAAGAGCTGTTTGAATAGCAGTCCTTCTTGTAGCGTCTTTAACATCTACTACAGTACCTACAGTTTCACCACGAGCTAATCTGTTCGTATCTTGTTCATAGTTATATACACTATCTGCTGCAGTATTATCAGTAATACCTACTGTGATATTAGAATTAGGTAATTCCTGAGCGATTTGATCTCTAGTATTAATAGCCATTATGTTACCTTTGGTTGATTATCTGTAATACTATTATACCCGATTCTAAAATACTGATTTCCAGAAGCGCCATAAGCATCTGTACCTGTTCCGGTGGTTTTATATCTGGATGCCCCTCCCGGTCCGAGTAGATGCGCTACTGCGAGATAGCCTGAAACAACTCTAGGAGAGGATGCAGGAGTTAAAACTCCTTGTCTAATTAACTGTCTATAGTTTTTAATAGTGTATTCATCACAAGCACGCTCTTGTTCTGGTCCATTACTAAACCAAGCTTGTTTGGACAATACTCCGTTCTTACCAGTCCAGGTCGTATTGTTATTCAATACTTCTTTCATTCTACCTGGACCTGCTGACTTAACGTTAACATAACCACCTTCATATAGTGCAGGTATACCGAACTGATATTTGCCGATATAACCTAAAGTATTTTCAGCAGAGTAATTACTATTGGATTCTCTTTGACCTAGAACAGTTTTATACTCTTGAAACTGAGCTGGGGTGAGTAGACCTAACTGGCCAGGAGTTACATCAGTTGCAGCAACTTCAGCTGGATCAGGATTTTGAAGTCTATCTCTTAAAGCAGCTTCTGGTAGGGTACCTTGAGGACCTGTATTGTTTACTCCACCCAATACCCCAAATATAATCGGATATTGAGCTACTGAGCCATCTGCGAAGAAGCCTACAACTTCAGTACCTATTTGTATACCAACTGGAGCTATGCCCCCACCTTTAGTACCAGCACTATTTGTAGGCTGTAATACAGTAGCCCATGGTAGGTGTTCGGTCAGTAACTCACCTTTATCAGGTGTATGGTAACCATGACATCTAACCTTAATCCTACCTAATCTAGCAGGGTCATTATTGTCTTCTACTTTTCCTATGAACCAGGTAAACCCCTGTGTTCCCATAAATTTAGTTATCATTGCAAGGCTCTAATATTAACATTATCGGTTGTGAGTTGTGAATCATAGAAGTTAACGTTTCGTAGAGAGCTTTCTTTAATACATGTTATATTAGTTTCAAATTCATAGTTAGCACCGGTGTTTATTATATCGTGTGATATTTCTGCAATTATATAATTACCAGATAAATCTCTGTCTATATTCTTTGTAGGGTTTGTAACGGGCAAATTGTCTGGGAATTGTAAGTTGATAATATCACTTACGTCTAGTTTTAGATTGCCATTAATACGTATCATAACTGTATTTTCGCCCAATAAAACAGAAAAAGGTCCTGCATATAGTAGTGAGTTATTAGTATTATCTACCCTTTCAGGAGAGTTATACGCTTGTGGTGGAGCGTATGGTATTAAGTAAGTTAAACTTCCTATGTCTTTTGCTTTTTCAGCAAATACAGTCGTGCTTCTTGTGTCAGTATTATCATTTAACTTGGCAGTATTCTCTTTTAGTTTTTCAGGTAATGATATTGTTTGAGTTTCTGGTCTCTTCTCAAAAAGATTATAGGAAATAACTTTAGAGGAAAAAAAGCCATATGATAGTCTACTCTTCGCATCAAATCTGTAAGGTACAGTATATGATAGTATGGTATTATATGCTTCTCTATCAGATAAAGGAGTAGTTTTATAAGAGTAGGTTAAAGGTACAGTATTAGCTTCTAAGTTGCGCTGAATAATGTTCTCAAAAGATTCAAAATTATAGCCTTTAAAGTTTTCATAAAAGCTGAAAGTTGATGTGATAAACTCTCTATTATTATATGCTTGACTAGTTATAAAGTTTATTTTTTCAAAAGGCTTAATTTCAGTAAAACCGTATTGTGTAATACCTACTGTATCTTCAAAATTTAAAATAGGTATAGACGTTTTTAGTTCATTTTCTAATATAGATTTAACCATATTTGTAGATGTGTTAGAATAACCTCTGCTCTTCATCATGCCAGAATTGATAAACGAGTCAACAGAAACTAGTTCGAGTACATAAGCTGAACCAGAAGAATCTTCTACAAGATTTTCAACTGATACATTATTAACAATAAATTTATAGGAGAAGGTACTCTCTGGATTTGTATTACTAGTAGCTTGTTGCTTTAAATTTAACGTAATAAATTCTTCGCCGGTGAAGGCAAAATCTCTCCCATCTAGTAGATTATGAGTGTCACCTATCATTATTCTAGAAAAGATGGTGGGGTGAAATAAACTTGCACTTAAAGCACCACTAATCATTAGCGGTCTTATGTCTAGTTTTTTTGTCCCGTCAAATTTTTCTGCTTCAATTTTATCTAGAATAATCCTTTTGGGATTATCAAGATTAACATCAGATAGAGTATTACTCATTAAGTTTCTTTTCTAGCTGATTTGACATTTCATCTATTACTAAAGGAGATGCAACTAATATATTACTTTTTACTTCATTGATAGAATTTTCATAATCATAAGCAGTAACAGCAGTATAACTATTTTGTTCTTCGCCTGTCATTAAATTATAAGTTTCAACGTTTATAATAATACCATCTGCATTTTCATAGTGAACTATTGTACTATATGCGGCTTGCAAACTGCCATATTTTTTCTTTAAAAACTGCTCTAACTGTTCTGTAGTTAAATACCAGTCAAAATATGGGTCGATTTGTTTATTAATAAGTCTTATTGTCCAGTCAAGAGTACTGATATTATAAAGATCGTTAGCTACCGTATCAGGTCTTTCACCATGCTGAACAGTTAAGGGCATAAACAAAAGATTAGGCTTTATTGTACTTTCTCTCACACCTACTCTTACTAGTAAGTTTCTAGCAGCAGTATTTTTATACTGAATGAGAGGAAAATTATCGAAATATTCTTGTGACATGTTTTTTAACTTAAGATTAATGAGAAAAGTTATGCAGCCCGGTTGAGGCCTTGTTCTAATTCAACAGGCTGATTAGTAGTAGGTGCTTCCCTTACAGATTCAGGTGTTGCTTGCATAGGAGGTATAGTAATAAAATCTTCTTTAGTTAGTGTTTTGATTTCCATTAATGATAATGTAAGAGAGTAGAAAGCTGGTGCGCCTGTTTTAGCGAAAAAGGCGGGGCCGCGAGGCGATCTATTAAGAGAAACGTTTGTGATGACGCAAGGTGTAGTAGGCATATCAAATCCTGGCTCACTACCTAAAAACTTATACTCTACCTCATCAGGAAATTCAAGAAATAATCTATTACTGCTGATTTTAGGTAACATAGCAATCCTCAATGTTCTTACTATGTCCTCTATATTTCTACTTTCTTTTTCTGTTTTTGGTGCTAGGAGCTCCCAAGTATATTTCATATCTCTAAGATTGACACCTGTAAATACGGCTGTCTGGTGAGGGTTGAAAATAAGACCTGTACCAGATTGAAAAGCTCTTAAAGCATTTGTATCTTGACCAATATATTGAGATGCTCTTGTTGTGAGATTAACAGCCCCAGTAAATAAGGCACCTCCAAGTAAATTTCCTAGTATCTCTAAAGTGTTTCCACCAAGAGTGCTTGCAGCTGCATCTAGAGAACCCAACACTCTACCTGGAAATTCACGTAGCGAGGGTACACCCCCACTTACTGCTGCACTTGCTGCATTTGCTACGGCTTCTCCTATTATACCTAAATCACTTTTTTCATAATTAGCACTATAGTATTCAGTTATATTGGATGGTATAGGTAATGCAATGGCGGCTTTAGTATTTCCGCCTACTGTCGTAGTAATAGCGCCTGCACCACCTCTTGATCTGCTACGTACATTTATTAACATCTTATGAGGCACAGCTTCTAGATCTGCCGGGTATCTTAATATATTGAGTGACCCAGATGTTCTAGATCTCGCCTCTTCCATTATCGATCTTGCAGTGCGGGTAACAGGCATTATGGCTTCTTCTTATAAAGGTATGTTTAAACCTAAAAATCCCCAGAAATATCTTGGTGATAGTAGTAATATTATTTATCGGTCACTTTGGGAGTTTAAGTTTATGAGGTATTTAGATGATCACCCAGATGTGATTTCATGGGCTAGTGAGGAGCTTAGCATACCCTATATCAGCCCAGTTGATAAGAGAGTACATAGATATTTTCCTGATTTTATTGTTAAAAAGAAAAATAGAGATAGTACATTAGATGTTTTAATGATTGAG